TGCCTGCAACTGAAATATCTTGACACGGGAACGAGTAAGTCCACAGGTCAGCGTCTGGTAATTCTTTGATTTCCTTAATGTCGCCAAGGTTATTCGGCTCACCGTGTATTGCCGTATAACTTGTAATGGCATATTTGTCTATTTCGGAGATAGCCACTACCTTATGCGGTACTCCTATATTTTTAAGCGCTTGCGTCTGCGAACCTATTCCTGCGAATAGTTCAATAAGTCGCAATGGCTTATCTTCCGTATATTGCATTACGTTTTCCCTCCTAAAATCTTCTCCATAATGTCATCGTTTGGGTTCGTTTCATCCCACTTGGAGAGTTTGCTCTCCCTTACCACTAGGTAAATTTTACCCCACACTTCGTTTGTTTGTTTAAGGTATTGCTGCGCCATTGCCACGAAAGGCGACGGCATCGGCTTACCATTAGGGTCTTTTACTAGTAGTCCGTGCTTGGTGTTCATATCTTCGCACTCAAGCCACCTTGCTTTGCAAAATGCATATTCTTCTAGGTTGTATGGGAGTATGCCGTTTGTACAGCCTACGCTTTTTAGCCAAGCGTAAACCGTTTTATATATCTCTTTTGCTTTTGCTGATAAATAAGAAGGCGGTTCGCTCGGTAGTTCTACCGTGTCGGCCGTGAACGTCACAACTTCTATCGGTCGCTTTCCTGGGTTGCCTTCTAGCATTTTTTGAGTGGCTGACTTTTTAGGTCTTCCTGCTCCTGGTCTTCTACCTCCGCTAGCCATAGTTCCTCCTGTTTTGATTTTTTGATTATTTGATTGTTTTGATTTTCCCGCAAATTCAAATTTTGATTTTTTCGAAAATCTTTACAAAGTAAAACCCCGCCAAAAATGGCAGGGTTCGTTTGATTTTTGATTTTGCGATTTTTCGCGCGGAGTTGCGGCCCCGCTGTTAGGGTGAGAAGCTGTAGAGATTTGACTACCCCTACCCCTCACGGGTTGTCGTAGCCTCTCGGCTTACGCCCCCATCGGCTTCCCTCTTCTGCTGACTTGCGTGAGTGACACGCCCAGCATAGTGATTGCAGATTTGACGGATTATACTTGTCACCGCCTTGCTTGATGGGAACAATGTGGTCGACCATAGTGGCTTTCACGCGTTCGCCTTTCTTCAAGCACTCTTCACAAAATGGTTGCCTTTCTAGTTGTTTCTTTTTTGTCATCAACCAGGCAGGGCTCTTGTAAAAACTTTTTGTGAAATTATCTCTTCCGTATTTATTGTATTGAGCCGTTACTAGCTTCTGGTGTTCTTCACAGTACTGCCCATCAGTTAACTTGGGACAGCCAGGATACGAACACGGTCGTTTTGGTTTTCTTGGCATTTTTTATTTCTCCTAACTACTTGCACTATTATTATACACCCGTATCAGACCCCTTTCGTATGAAAATCGTATCATAATCGTATCATAATCGTATGAAAATTACCACGTCTTTCCATCAAACAAGATATTGAGTTTATTAACTATCCTTCTCTTTCGGTACTGCATAGTTCCTTTGCAGTATCCAAGTGTTCTTGCAACTTTTTGCAATGACTTTCCATACACGCAAATTTCTCTTATAAACTCTTGCTCTTCTGGGTCAAGCGTTTTTATGCATTCGTCCAGGTAGTCCATTTGTTTTTTAAGTAATTCTAACTCTGGGGTCTTATCCATCACCGCCAACTTTGACTTGTTAGTTTTATAGTTTTTCAATAGCTCATTTACTTCTGCCATGTTATCCTCCACATCCACATATCCTTCTATTGCAAGTTCAAGCAAACGCTCTCTTTCTCTTATGCGTTCAGTCCATACCCAATCATCTTCTTGTTCTTCGTCTTGGATATCTCTTTTTAGCCAATTGCGGATTAAACCACTCTCTTCTTGTTCTTCCGACCAATCTTCGGCAAAGCATATCCCTTTCAGTTTCCACTCTTGATATGGGACTTCTTCCTCGTCAATTTTTATTATCCCTTTCTCACCCTTGTAAAAGAATAACATCAACATTCGTTCTTTGGTTTCGTCATAATATTTGGCACGGAAGTAGTAATCGTTTTGAAGACTCTTGTTTATAGTTATGTATTTGGCGCATTCCGTCTTTATATCTTCTCTCGGCATTATGGGTGCTAAATACTCTGGTTCATCAAAGTGTTCCTCTACCCATGCCAAGTCGCTTTTCAAATTGTTATATGGAATCGCAAACAGACACTCATAATCGTATAGAGCTTCCTCCGTTATTTTAATTGTTTGTCTTACTTCTTCCGTTGCCATTGTTACTCCTTCTTAAACGCTTGGATTATTTCCTTTACTTCTTCTACTGTTCTTACGACCACGGCATATCCGCCTGCCCGTAATATCTGTCTGATTGTTGCTTCTTGAAGTACCGTTGGCTTGTTTTTACCTACCTTTACTTCAAAAGCAATAAATCTTCCCTTATAACAAACTACTAAATCTGGGATTCCCGCCGTGCCGTACATACCGCCGTGCTCTTTCCAAAAGAACAAGTCAGGAATGCTTTTTAGGTAGTTGCTTATTGCTTTTATCAAATCACTTTCTTTCATGTTGCCTCTTTTTACGCACTTACCGCCCAAAGTGTCCAAGTGTCCAAATTGTACACTTAAACACTAGGACACTATATTGGCTTCGTAAGGGTATCTTTTTATTAGGTTTGGACGGTTGGACACTTTGGACACTTGTCTTTTATAAGAGGGGTATTTGCTACTCATCATCTCTATCGTACATGGTTCTTTGGTATCCGTAATTTATGCCCTTTACTATCTTTGTAAACGTGTGAGCACGACTTCCGCTCTTTGACGCTTTATGGTCAATATCATCGCAATGAAGTTTATACTCATACTTACTTATCAGCCTACCTACGCTGGTTGCTGACTCTGCCACTTGTTTTCCTGTTATATCGTATACTGCTTTGAGTAGGTCGTTTGCCGAACCTTTCCATCCCGTCAACGGATTCCTTTTCACAAGTTCCTTTATCGTTATGATGACAGGGTTCTGCTCATATTCTTGACGTTCACGCTTTGCTTCCATCTCTTCGGCTGTTCCTTTGATTTGCCAACGCCACTCCATTTCGTCAAACGATATGACTAGGTCATCTTGCTTAATATCACGCCCAGTCATCGTCAGCGTCGCAAATTCGTCTTTACGTTTCTTGGATATTACGATAATGGTGTCGGCTGCACCCATGAGCGCCGTTGACCCTGATATCATATTGAAGACGTCGTTTTCATCTAATTGCTTTCTGGTATGGTGTACGAACATTAAACATATTCCCAGCTCATCGGCAAGTTCTTTTACTTCACCCATTTCACGATACTCACCACCATACAGCGTTTCGTTGCTCAATGCCTTACCTCTCACCTTTTGCAATGTGTCCACGATAACGAGTTTGATGTCTTTGTGTGCTTTTAACTCTTCTTTCAATAAGTCAAAGAACCCACCGTCTATCGTTTCCGTCTTGGTTATAAATCGTAGATTGCTCGGTGCTGTGTCTTTCTTAAGAAGTTTCATCATTCGCTCTTTCAATCGGTACTTTGAGTCTTCCAACGCGTAGTACAACACTCCACACTTATTTGTCGTAAAGTCTAGGAACTCTTTACCCCTTGCTACCGACAATGCCATATCGAATACCATCCACGACTTCCCCGCTTTCGATGGCGCACATAGTAATGCCAAGCCTTGAGGAAGTACATTGTTTACGATCCATAAGGGTGGCGGTATGTCCGCACCTTGCAACCAAAACGCATCGAAACTGTCCTTTGAGCTTGCGAACTTCTCTAATGCTATTTTCTTTGCTTCTTTGACGTTTACCTCTAGTTTCTTGGGGTCAGCAATAAGCAGTTCGTTAGGGTCTTTCTTATCTCCTGCTATGTTGTACTCCATTACGTTGACGTCTAGCGCTGATAGTTCTTCAACCAGGATTTGGCTTGCTTTTTTGCCAGGCTCGTCATTATCCATACAAAGAATAAATGCACCATTTGGCTTTTTCTTCTTCACTTCATCAACGAGTTTACGCCAACCACCCGTTCCACACGTCGACACAGCGTTTCCACCGCTCTGATAAATACTCATAGCGCAAATGGGACTTTCTACCACAAATATGGGTTCTCTGGTTCGGAGTTTTAACCCTTCTATATTGAATAATGGTTCTGCCCCTGCGTCTTCCGTTCTAGGTTTGAAGAACACCTTATCTTCCGTACCACGTGTTTGGTAGTACTCCATTTTGCTCGAATATGGTATGACCACCGCTTTCCTGTATTCATCATAGCCAAGACAAAACTTTCTTATTGTGGCTTTCGTAAGTCCACGCTTAATGAAGTAGTCCGTTTTGTCAATATCCGTTAAGCACCGTCTTATGTATTCCTTAACGGTAGGCTTTTTTGCTTGCGTTTTTTCCTCAATGTCCACTCTGTATTCTTCTGCTAGGAGTTTGACCGCTTCTAACGGCTCAATGCCTTTTAACTTTGCTACAAAGGTTATGACGTCACCCGTTTCCCCACACCCAAAGCAAGTGAAGATATTGTTCTTTCTGTCTACCGAGAACGACGGGGTCTTTTCGTGATGAAAAGGACAAAGCCCTTTATCATTCCTGTCCAGTTTTATGCCGAATCGCTCCACAACGTCTGCTATCTTAACTTCGGCTTTTACCTTTTCAAATTTATCCGTCATAGTTCCTCCAAAAAAATATAAGTTTTACTATTCCTTTTTCTTATTATGGTTGACAAATCTGTCTACCCCACCTAGACAAATCTGTCTATGGGGGATAGACATTCCTGTCTACCCCCGTTGACAAACTCTCGGTTATTCTTCGTCAAGCGCAGTCACTTTGTTTGCCATTGCTTTGACTTGCTCCGAAAGCGGGATAATGTTAGCGCTTTCTTCGGCCGTAAGCGTTCTATCCATAGCGAATACCGCCTGGCTGTAGTTGATGCCACCGCTGTTCTGTGCTTTCTTGAGCGAGAACCTGGTCACTACTCCATTGGTCTTTCTACCCTTCGAGAGCAATCTCATTACGTACTTACTAAATTCTCCAAGGCTACCCGTAGGAAGCGAAAGAATCGTAGGAAGTGCCTCTCCTTCACGAAGCACGTAGATGCGTCTCTTCTGCTTGCATGCTTTTGCTCCGTTCTTTCCGCTACCGAACTTATTAAATTCACATTCGGCGCAAGGCTTAATGCAACCCGTTTCAGCTTCCACACCAATCTTGCCGTCCATCGAACCACAATCGGGCGGATTGTTGCCTCCCGTGTAGTCGTCTTTGTAGTAGCAACTAATGGGGTGATGATAAAGGATTACTGCCTTGAACTCTTTTACGCTATCGGGCGAATCGGGTTCATCACCAGGGACTTCGTATGCAAGTCCACCACCTGCGGGGATTTTGATTCGGTCAAATGACGGGGTAAGTCCGTCAAGTTCTTCAGCAAAGATTTCCCCAAGGTTTACCTCTGCTCCGTAGGCTACTGCCGTGTTTTCGTCTTTCTTTACAATTTCGTTTGCCATAGTTTTTTATCTCCTTCTTAATATTTTTTTGATTTGGCAACGCGGATACTATTCTTCTCCGCAATTTTGATGAGTCCTTCAAGCCACATAGGAAGAAGTCCTTCGTTGTTCGCCATGAGTTCCTTTACCGTTGCCGACAAGGTTTGGCTGTTGATAGTGAACAAATCTTCGAAGCCGTTTTTCTTCATAGCTTCCCATAGTTCGCCTTTCCTTGTAGGTTCTGGGGACGGATACTCTTGGGTCACAAGTGAGAACGTCGTTCCATTGCGATTAAATGACGTCAACTCTTCCGTGGTCATCAAGTCAATCATTTCCATCGTCACATTATCGATTTCTTCGTTGACACCTTTGACCTGACTTTCCAAGTCGCTTTTCTTCGTCCTTAAGTCTTTGAGCTTATCGGACAATTCCAATAGATGCGTGTTCATTTTGTACCTCCCATTTTCTTTTAACGCCCTTTCGAGCGGTATTCCTTTCTTCATTCGGCTCTCCACCGTGCTGCGTGGCTGACCGAAAATGCGACACAGTTCTGCAAGCGTGAATTCCTTACCACGATAACTATACCTTTTTGTCCTTGCCGTGTTCCTTTGCTGACGGTTTGCAGGTATCCAAGTGCAGTTGCTTGGTTCGTAGTTTTTGTCGTTATCCTTTCTTTCTATGGTCAAGCCGTCCTTGTAGCCGTTTGCCATTGCCCAGTAGAAGAAGTTTTCAAACTCTTGCCATTCATCGCACACCTGTATGCCCTTTGCTCCGTAGTAGCGGTAGTCTTTCGTGTTAGGGTTCGTGCAACGTTGTTTCATATTTCCCCATATTCTATGAAGTCTTAATTGACTGTTTGGGATATTGCGTTGCATTTTCCTGTAACATCCGCAAGACATTGTGTGTCCGTTGGTTAGGTCTGTGCCTCTCACGATTGCTGAACCACCACATTCGCACTTGCACGCCCACATCAGCGCCGAGTTCTTTCCGTGGGGAGGCAATCGTTCTATTGCCGTAAGCCTACCAAACTGTTTCCCTGTTAGGTCTTTGTATTTAGCCATTGATTAGTTCCCTCCAGTCATCCACCATCAGTTTTGCAATATCCCCTTTCTTTTGGAGTGCTTGCATTATCCTTTCGTCCACCGTGCCACGGCAAACTAGGTGAATGTATAAACATTTTTCTTTCTGTCCTATGCGATGGATTCTTGCTCGGCTCTGCTCATAGTTTGCATACGAGAAGTCTAGCGAATAGAACACCGCCACGCTTGCTGCGGTCAGCGTCAAACCCATTCCCGTCGTTTGAAGTTGTCCAACAAATACCTTTACGTCATCGTTTTCTTGGAACTGTTTGACTTGCTCCGCCCTGTCCTTTGTTGCTCCGTAGATTAGCGAATAGCCTATCCCTTTCTTCTGCAACATCCGTTCGATTGCTTCTATCTCTGGCACAAATCTTGCGAAGACAACGACCTTTTTCCCTTCATCTATGCAAGTGTCCACTATGTCTTCTAGCGCGTCCAACTTTACGTCGCTGACTCTTTGTGCAACACCTGTTGCATCATCTCGGATATATCCACCAGTCACCTGTGACAAGCGCAAGAGTTGAGTTAGGACATTCCTTGCAGTTACTTCGCCCTCGTTTGCTAGTTCCGTATAACAGTCCTTTTCTATTTGGTGATACATTGCCTGTGCTTTCGGTTCTAGCATGATGGTTCGCGTTTCATCAATGAACGGGGGCAGGTCAACGGCATCTTCGATCTTGATGCGATAGGCAATATCGTGTACTCTTTCAACCAGTTCTGCCAGGTGTCGGTATCCTATAATCTGGTGGTTTTGGTATCCACCCATCACAGCGTACCTGTTACGGAATAAGTAATAACTTCCACCGAGTATTTCTTCGTTTAGGAACTTGTACTGTGAGAAAAAGTCCAAGGGGTTATTCGTGATAGGCGTGCCTGTTAGAATAATGTTGTACTTGGTATCTTTGCCTAGCCTATGTAGTGCCTTTGACTGTGCCGTCGTGGGGTTCTTAATTTTGCTACTTTCATCGCACACAATTGCATCTGGTTTCCACTTGGCGATTTCCTTTTCAAGACGCCACGCTGACTCGTAATTTACAACGATTACTTGCAAAGCCGTGCCGTTCATAAAACCGAAAGTGTCACGTTTTTTCATGAGCGTTCCTTCCAAAACCGTCAACGCATACCGATAATCTGCAAACTTATTAAACTCCGACTCCCACACTCCCACGATTGATTTGGGACATACGACTAGAAGTTTTTTGACCTTGCTTTCAGCTTCTAGCGTTCCAATAATCGCTATGGTCATTAGGCTTTTTCCCGTACCCATGTCTGCAAGTATTGCTAGTCCTTTGTTCCTTTCCAGGGTGTCTAGGGCAAAGTCGTAGGCTTTCTGCTGATGTTCATATAGCGTCGCCTTTACTCTCGGTGCCGGGTGCTTTTTCGTTTGCTTTGTTGCCGTGACGCTCTTTGCTAGTTTTTGTAGTTCTTCGTCAAGCGTCGCTCCTAGCAAGCCTACCGTGTAAGCGTTCTTGGCCGTGAGCGGTATCACCCAGGCTTTATCGTCAGCATCGAATACCCTGCCGTCTATTTCTCGAATGCTTTCTCGGTATAGAAACGAGTCATAGATTCGTATCGTTTGTTCACTCTGAACTGCATACATTCTTTTGTGCCTCCCAGTCGATTGTGGGTTCTACCTTTTCAGCACCGAACATTGCAAGGATTTGTCTTGTTTCCTCCATGCTGAATGGCTGCTTTTTCCACAACCTTTGTTTTAGTTCTTTGACGCTCATCCCTATCTCTTTGGCAAAAAAGTACAAGCCATAGCACTCTTCTTGGACGAGCTTTATAAACTTATCTTTATCTACTACCATTAGTCTCCTCTCTTTGGCTCGGTGAACTTCTTGAGAATTGACGTCAAGGTTTCCAAGTCTTCACCATTGAGCCCCGCTGCTAATTTTTCAAGCAACGCAGTTTGTTTTTCGGTCATATATGTACGACCCAACCGATAGCCGTCAACAACGTGAACCCCACCATCGTATCTGCCCGTCGTGGTGTAAATGGGGTAAGATAGCATGAGTGTTTGTATATCGCGTTTAATCGTTGCTCTGGACACGTTAAACTCAAACATTAAGTTGTCAATGGTATCGTGTCTGCGCTGACACAAGACTTCTAATATTTCCATGCGACGTTCGTTTGCACTCAACTATCTCACCTCCTTCCGCTCTTGATGGCTGTATTCTAAAAGTTAATGGGCTCACTTTTTGAGCCAATTAAAAAAGTTTTTCAAATTTTTTCGAACTTATTTTAATGAATAAAAAACTATACTGGGCCACACTCTTTTTTGGGCAATAAAAAAAGGCCCAACGAAATGAACCTAATCAAATCGTTGAGCCTTGCGTTGGGAATAAAAAAGACCCAACGAATAGACTAACCCCTGTGGCTAGGTTCTATTCGTCAGGTCTTCCTGGTTTATGTTCCATTTTGGATTTCTCTGTGACAAATGTTACTGATAATAAGTGACCATAATGATTCTTTGCCAAGTCCGTCATATTATTCTTATCGTCAGCCGTATTCAGTTTTTAGTTTTTCTTTTACTTGTCTGTGTTACCTTCCGCTATCCATGAGGTTACTGCACCTTTCTCGTCTACCGTAGAAAGTACCGTTTCTTTGCATTGGGGACATTGTGTTTCTATCTCCGAGCAAGGCTTTGCTCTGCACAATCTCCTTCCGCAGTTCGGGCAAGTAATATACATTTTAATATTGGTCATAATTCTATGCTCCTATTCTTCCCTACATAGCACGGGTTGGATTTGCCGAACATCTTTGTGGGGTTGGGACTTCCCTCACCAATGTACGGTACGTACTATGCTCTATATCAATCTTACCGAACGGGGCTGTGTGCAGTAAGGTCAATTTCCTACTATCGCTTTTAATTGATGTGGCATCAAAACGGGTATCTTTACCGTTTGTGCGTATTGGAGTATTTGAACTTCGTTTTTACAATGTTCGCATATCATCCAGCCGTCTGTTTCTTTCATATAGAGTCCTTTATTTATAGTTCCGCATATCGGACACTTAACATCGTATTGTTCCAACGCAAGGCACCTCCGTTATTTTCATACCTGTTTCTTTTTCAAACTCTTCTACCGTTTCGCAGAAGTTTATCGTGTAGTGCATATCACATTTTGGGCAGTGATATTCGTTACCCTGTTCGTGGGTCAGCATCTCCCCACATTCTTGACAATAAAGTGTCTTTTGCATTTCGTACACCTCCTATCTAAATTGCCTTTACCGAGAACCACTTGTTTGTGTTTGATTCCAGGTAGAGCTTCTTTTCATGGCTGTCAATAATGACCGTGTACTCCGTTGGAGCAAAGCATCCTACTCCAGGCGGACAGTACTTTCTCACGCTCTTTACTCTAATGATATCAAACTCTTCATCGTTGAATATTACTTTTTTTGGGGTAAAAGTCCCCTCTTTCGTAAATATTGCTACAACTTCTAGCGGTACTCGTTGGTATGTCATAAGTCTTTAATTACCTTTACGGCAACCCCTTGCACTTGAAGGTTGTCCACGTAAATATCTTTCATCCTTTTATTCTCTGGGTGCAAGTAATATCTGTGTTCGTCTTGGTCATACCCTAGCCTTTTGAGTGTTACTTCGTTCTCCACTAGTGCTACGATAATATCACCGACGTTGGCCGTGTTCTGCTGTCTTATCAGTACCAGGTCGCCGTCTTTTATGCCTGCATCCACCATTGAGTTTCCACTAGCATTCAAAATAAAGAATTTGCCTTTTCCAACGAAAGCCTCTGGTAGTCTTACATATCCCTCTATATACTCTTCCATTTCCGTGAGTGGTCCGCAAGGAACAGCACCAAGTATCGCTACCGAACGCATTGCTTTGTTTGTATTAAGGGAGATGGATTCGTATCTATCTCTTCCACGAGTTAGTCTTCCATCCGTGCCGAGCTTCACCATATATCTGTGCGCCGTTGCTGCGCTGATGCCAAATTCACTCGCCACTTCCCTTGTCGTTGGGCCACAACCATTGCTATCGCAATACTCCTCTACGTATGCTTTGATGTTGTTTAACAATTCGCCGTCTTTACTTCTCATTGCATTACTCCTTTGTGTTTCTAACTGAAACGCTTGTTTCATTTAGAGTAGCCTTATTATAACATACGAACATTTGTTTGTCAATAGTTATATGTCGTAGGTTTTGCACTTCTCAAAAAAA